TCAGGTCGCAAAAGAGCTGTACGGTTCGGATAACTATCCGATGCTGCACGCCCGCAAGATGGCCGATCTCAACTTCTATTGCAAGACCGGCGTAATCCGCAATCACGGGCTCGGCAAGCAGGTGCTTTTATCGCCTGAGCAGTTGTTCATGGCCGTGGCGAATGGCGTCCCGGTTGCCGATGGACAGTACACCATCAAAGCCACCATGGTCGAAGCTCAAGATACCTTGCTCGGCTATATGGTGCCCGAAACGCTGAATCAGGAAATGGTCCAGCGACTGCCAGGGTTGACCGTAATACGCGGCTTGGCTCGCAAGTTCACCACCGGCGGTGATACCCTGTCGTTCCTGGTTCGCACCGGCGGCAACAGCCGCTACATTGGCAACACCCGATCGAAGCAAACGTCAGAGAGCCCAGTATCGACCTACAACACCAATGCAACATTCGGGAAGCTGATCATTCCGGTGCATGTCAACCTGTACAAGGTCCCGGTTTCAAAGTCGGGACTTGAGGACAGCCAATTCGATGTGATGAACCAGGTGCTCATGCCGGAAATCCAGACAGAAGCCGCCATCACTGAGGACAATCAATTCGTGCTTGGGAGTGGCAGCAACGAGCCCCAGGGCATTCTGATTGACAACACCACCGGCGGGCCAAGCAATGCGGACATTCTTACGCAGAACACCGGACAGGCGGCGGATGTGTCATTCGATGCAGTGGTTAAGGCTCCATGGAAGCTCGCAGGGCAGTACCGCAACAAGCGCAGTGCATCGGTTGCGTTTGCGTTTAATGCGGCAACCGGCGGCGTGCTAGCCAGTCTCAAGAACAGCGCCGGGGATTATCTCTGGACCGAGATGCACGGCAACAACGCACAGGGCAACGCTGACACTCTGCGCGGCTGGAATGTGCGCGAGAGCGAAGCATTGCCCAGTATTGCCGCGAACACCTTTCCGATCCTGTTTGGCGACTGGAGCGGCTACCGGATTGTCGATCGCGTCGGTATGGCCATTCAGCGCTACGACGACAGCGGTACCGCTGAGACCGACTCGATTGTGTTCTTCGTCCGGCGTCGGTACGGCGGGCAAGTAGCTGAGGGCTACAAGTTCGTCGCTATCAAGTGCGCAACACCGATCAACTAATTGTTATCCATCAGGGGGTGGTAGCAGTATCACCCCCGAACACAAGGAAACAAACCAATGCGTAATCTCTTCGAGAATGCCCGTATTACGGCATTTCCCACCGCAGCCGGGACGATCATCGGAGCCGCCGCCGGGGGCACGGTCAACGGCGCGCCGCTCAACTACGGTGAGTATCACAGCGTGATCTATTCTGGCACGTTTGCCAACAACGGCACGCTGAACGTGTACGCTTGCACCAACAGCGCGGGCAGCAACCCGGCAATCATCCGGTCGGTTGCTATCGGCTCAAGCAATCAGCCAGCGGTTGCGGTCGATGTGAAGACCTCAGCACTGGGCAGCCTGTCTACCGCACTCGGAACCACCTACACGCATCTTGGTGCGTACGGGACGGTGGAGAGCGGTGGGACGTGGCGCGGCGCGCTGTTTATCATCTCGACGAACCTGCGGGTCAATCCAGCAGGCACCACCGGCCTTGCCGGGTATGGTACCTACCTCACGTAGAAAGGAGCTTGATCCATGTCTCAGTATCAAACTCCAAACTACACCACGCAGAACGGAACGACCACCGTTATCGGCGGCACGATCAACGTCACGGGCGTGATGCTGCTGGGTGGCACCGCCGCACGGTGGGCATTCGGCACGCTTGGACTGGCGGCGGGCGTCGGGTCGGTACAAACCGGACTAACGACCGTCGTTGCTGCGTGGGCAAACTCGCTCAGTGGCGTGCAGGGCGGCGCGGGCTCCATGTCGAGCGCCGTGATCGACCCGGTGAACTTTGCCAACGGATCGGTGATCTTCCGTGGGTTGGCGGGCACGCTCGCATTCACCGGCAATAATGGCACGGTGGCATGGGCGGCGTTCGGCGTCTAAGGTTGGACTATCGGGGGATGGGCAACTGTCCCCCGGCTAGCATAAAGGTGCGTTATGGCAACACCAAACCAATTTCAGGAGCGGCGCGGCACGGTTGCCGTAACCTTTACCCAAACCGGAACCTATAGCAGCGTTGCCAACATGGGCGGCATGCGTCTGGTGGGCGTGTATAGCCCGAACTATCCGGCGGCGGCGGGGAGTGTGACGTTTCGCAGCGATTGGAATCCGTCAGGGACCGGCTACCCCGTGATGACTGAACTGGGCGTGCCCTACCGCATGACGGCGCTGGGGTCTGGCACATTCTACAGCTTTACGCCTGGCACAGTCCCGGTAGCCGCGCAATACATCACGCTTGAGATTGGCACCGCTGGCACCGCAGGCGTTGCGGCGGGCGGCACGGTTATTCTGGTGGGCGAGGTCCCCTAATGAGCAGATACATCACGCTGCCACAACTCAAGAGCTACATGGGCCTGGGAACCGAAACCGACGCGGATGACGTGTTACAAATGTGCATTGATAACGCTGAGAGCGGGATCGAACAGTATACCCGCCGAAACTTCGTCGGCACGCCTGGAACGGTCTACGTCAACCGCTACGAGCAAGATAGCATTAAGGGCAATGCGTATTGGATGAACCATGATATTCATACCTTGGTTGCACTGACGTTAGGCGATGGGCAGAGCGTGCCGGTGGGGAGCGTATGGCTTGAGCCGCGCGAGGGGCCGCCCTACCGGGTGCTGCGCTTGCGGTCTAGCTACGTTTATACCTGGAATACCGATCAGGATATGATTATCAGCGGCACATGGGGCTATGGCACGGTAGCACCCGCCGATGTACAGCAGGCCACGGCGCGCTATGCCACTTTTTTATATAGGCAAAAAGACGTGACGCCGAATGATCAGATCGGCTACGATCAGGGTGCGGGCGTGCAGCCGGTTGGGCGCGGCATGCCTGATGATGTGCGCTATTTACTATCGCCGTATCGCAGTCGCAGCGGTGGGATGATATAGACAGAGATGGTATACTATGCGCAACGCTACCCGACGGGGGACAAAGCAGATACCCGCTCTGCTGCGTTGCGCTAATCCAGCGGGCTACCCTAAGCGGGAGGGCGAATAGTGCGAATACTCCTCATCTCAGACGCGCCATGGGCCACGAGCGGCTATGCCGTACAAGCGGCGCAGCTCGGTCCCATCTGGCGCGATCTCGGTCATGACGTGGCCTACGTTGCGGCTTTCGGGCTGCACGGCGCGCAACAGGTCTACAATGGATTCCCGGTGTTTCCAGGCGGCATGGATGGGTTCGGTAACGACGCCATTAAGCCGGCGGTGCAGGCGTTCAGGCCGGACATTGTGATAACCTTAAAAGACTTGTGGGTCTATCAGCCGCAAGCCTGGCAAGTCCCGATCCGCTGGTGCCCGCTCGTGCCGGTCGATCACGATCCGATCCCTGAACCGTTGATCAGCCTGATGCGCCAACACGTCTACGAGCCGATCGCATATAGCCAGTTTGGGCGCGATCAACTCAAGAACGCCGGGTTTTCTCCCGGCTACGCGCCGCACACCTATAACCCCGACGATTACTATCACGTTGAGGACGCCCGCGCGAAACTGGGCATCCCTGACGGGATTTTCGCGATCGGGATGGTTGCGGTCAATCGTGGCAGTGACCCCAGCCGCAAGGCGTGGCCGCAGAATATCGAGGCATTCGCCCGCTACGCCCGCGTCAACCCAAACGCGCGGCTGTTCCTGCATACCCACGCTGGCGAACACGGGCGCGAGGGCGCGTACAATCTCCCGGCGCAACTGGCACAATTAGGCGTCTCGCACTTGACGAACTTTATCGATCAAGAGGCGTACGACGCCGGGCTGCCCATTGAGTATATGCGCCAATTCTACAGCGCGATGGATGTCGTCAATTGCGTATCGATTGGCGAAGGGTTCGGCATTCCCACCCTGGAGGCGCAAGCGTGCGGGACGCCGGTGATTGTGGGCGATTGGACCGCGAGCGCAGAACTATTGTTCGCGGGGTGTGCCATTGATAAAGCGGATGCATTCGCCTACTACGATAAACAGATGAGCTATGTGTTTCTGCCGCAGCCGGATGCGGTTGCACTGGCGTTTGATACCATGGAGAAGCGGCTACAACTGCCTGGTGAACGCGCTAAACTGCGCGCGAAGGCATTGGCCGGGGCCGCAGCCTACCAGATTGACACGGTACGCGATGGCAACTGGAAGCCGGTATTAGACCGCATTGCGCATCGAATAGCGACTGAGCATCAGCGTGGCGTGGTACGCATTGTCGAGCCGCGTAGCGTGCTAGCGATGCAGGAGGTAGCAAAGTGACCTACCGACTCATTACCGTATGGAAAGATGAAGAATCCACCGCACCCGATCATATTGCCCGATCTGCGGTTGACTTCTCAACACTCCAAGAAGTAGAAGCGCACGTATTTGCGGCGAAAGAGATGGGGGTTATTCGTGTACAAGTGGATGAGCCACGATTGACGAATGGTCGTCATCTTGTGATGATTTTTGTTCCTATTCATCAGATTATTAGTTGGTATGTCTGGCTGGCCCCCGACAGCGAGATGCAGGAGGCGACGAAGTGACAACCATCTCAATCATCACCCCATGGAAGAACGGTTCTGACACTCTCCTCAAGGATTACGCCGCCGCTATCCCCTCCGATATTCAGATTGTGACGGTCGATAATGCCAGCGATGAATCTAACGCCCAAGCGCTTGAGGCATTCACCACTGAGCGCGGCGGCGTGTACCTTCGGAACGACGAGAATAAAGGGTTCGCCGCTGCCAATAATCAGGGCTATGCGCAATCCACCGGCGACATTGTGATCTTCCTGAACAGTGACATCACCGCCGATCCGAAATGGCTGCAATCCGTGGCGCACGACGTTACCGACGGCGCGCTATACGGCCCGTCCCTCGCACAGCAAATGCTGTTTGGCGAAGTGTGGCCGTATATCGAAGGCTGGTGTATCGCCGCTACTCGCAAGACGTGGGATCGGGTGGGTGTTTGGAATGCCGTAGACTATCCGACGCCCTACTGGGAAGATAACGACCTTTCGTTGCGAGCACTTGAGGAAAATGTCAAGCTCGTGCAGACGGCATGGCCCATTCAGCACAAGGGCGGGCAAACCGCAGGCCCGCTACGCAATCATGCCGAAAGTTTTGAGCATAATCGCGAGCTGTTCATGCGCAGATTGGCGCGGGTAGCGTCGGATCGACGGGCGCAGCCCATTACGCCGATGTTTGAGCGCTATGTGCAGTACGCCAACAGCCAAAACGACATCCAACACCACCTACCACTGTTGTACGCGCTGAGTAGCGGCAACGTGGTTGAGCTTGGCACGCGCACGGGCGTGAGTACGGCGGCGCTGTTGGCAGGCGTGGAGCGCAACAGCGGCCACGTTTGGAGCGTGGACGTTGATCCGCAATCGGCACAAGTGGCGGCGGGGCATCCTGCGTGGACCTTTATCCAGGCTAGTAGCACCGATCTGAGCACCGTCAAAGCGCTCAAGAAGGCGCTGCCGTGTGACCTGTTGTTGATTGATACGTTGCACACCGAAGATCACGTCACCGCAGAATTAAGCATCTGGGCCTCGCACGTCAAGCCAGGGGGCACAATCTGTATTCACGATACCGAAACCTTCCCCGGCGTCAGGGTGGCAGCAGAAGCGTTTTGCACTGCTACGGGCTGGCGGGTGACGTTTGTCAGGCCGTGCAACGGTATGGCAGTGATCGAGGTGCCGAGATGAGTGAGTATGTTGACACATCTAACAATGATCCCCAACCCGATCCCACATGGAATTACCACCTATCAAACCACACAGAATGCCTTATTGTAGGCGTACCGTGTTGGCATTGTGGGCGGCAATACGATCTGAATCTTACGCAGCACATTCCCGACGCATACCACCAACCGGATCGCACGATGGAGGCGGGCAGATGATCATTGACTGCTGCACGTTCTTTCAAGAACTGGACTTACTTGAGTTGCGCATGGCGGAACTTGATGCCGTTGTCGATTACTTCGTGGTAGTTGAGGGCAACCGCACGCATGCGGGCGCGCCCAAAGAGAGCGTGATCCGCGCCAACTTCGATCGTTTTCGCAAGTACGCCGATCGGCTGGTGCTGCATACGGCTATCCTACCAGAGGGCGAAGGCTTGCACTGGACATGGCGGCGTGAGATTGCGCAGCGCAACGCGATCACGGATGCGCTTGACCTGCTGCACCTGAACCCCGACGATATGATCCTGATCAGCGATTGTGACGAAATCCCCCGGCGCGGGTTCGTGAATGCGCTCTTTCAGATGCCGCCCGACGGCATCGCGATCGCAGTCCAGCGCCTCTACTACTATACGTTTAATCACACCGCGCCGGATATGGCGTGGAATGGCACCAGAGCCACCCAGTGGGCGAATGTGCAGGCGTTAGGTGCTGACGGCGTGCGGTATGTGGAGGGCGCGCGGGGCGGATTCCCGCGTATTCTCCGCGCGCAAAATGCTGGCTGGCATCTTAGCTACTTTGGTGGGGTTGAGGCAGTACAGAGCAAGATCGAATCATTCTTACATCAAGAACTCAATCACCCAGAACACCGGGTTCCCGAAACGATCGCGGAGCGCATTGCCAAGGGCGCGGATATTTACGGGCGCGAGTGGCAGCACTTTACGATCGGGGCCGCCGCCGATCTCCCGAGCGCAGTCTACGAACAGCCGATGAAGTGGCAACACCATTTTCATCCCGACTATGCGCCGTGCTTTCATGAGGACTGGACCAGCGGCGAACACTCTACCGCTCTTACGCGGATCGCCACTTTCGCGCCGCCGGATGGCAATTGTGTTGAGATCGGAAGTTGGGAAGGGGCAAGCACGATCGCGATTGCGCGCGGGTTAGGCGATCGCACCTTGTACGCGGTGGATACGTGGGCGGGCAATAGTGATGAGGACCCGAACCATTATACCGTGGGCGTGGCCAAGCGCCGCGACGTGTACGCGCAATTCCTGCGCAATGTCGAAGCCTACGGGATGCACTTTATTGAGCCGAAGCGCATGGATTGGACGCTGTGGGCGGCGCGCAATGACGGGCCGGTTGGGTTCGTGCATCTGGACGCATCGCATGATGAGCAGAGCGTCCGCGATCAGCTCGCGGTATTCTTGCCGCGCTTGGTGCCTGGTGGTATCATTTGCGGAGATGACTATTACGCGGCGGGTGTGCAGGCCGCAGTACGCGCCGCAATACCAGACGCGATCACAAATGGCCGTCTTTGGTGGTGGAGGAACCCGCATGGCAAGCAGCAACACGATTGACCTTATCCAGGCTGTCAACGCAACCATCACGGGCGTGCGGTATGCCCCGACGTTTAGTAAGTACCCGCTCACGGCTGACAGCGTGCGGCTGCCGATGGCGCTGACGTGGCCAGAGGAGGGCGACTGGAAACGCGAGCAGTTTGGGAGCAAGAATCGCACCGACCGCAACTATATCATTATGGTGTTTGTCGAGGCACTTGGGCAGAACACACTGCCAGGACGATCAACGGCAGCTGTCACTTTGTTGGATGCGTTTATTGAAAAATGGTTCTCATTAGATGCCAACGGCTACCCGACGGCACTCGCCAACCCAACCGCAACCCAGAACCAGGTAACGGTGGAATGGGGCGATCGCTCGCCAAGTGACAGCGGCATTATTCCGAATTTAGCGGTTGGTGCGACGCCGTATAGTGGCTTTACGATTACGCTACCCATTCGCGAACTGTGGTAGCACTTGCATAGCTGTGCTATACTATCCATAGATTGCTGGTAGCGGGGGGTTTGCCAGTATCACAATTCGCGGTTGACAATTCACACTACCAGTGGTGGGTGGTGCTCGTTCTGAGCATCGCCCTTTTTGATCCTCAAGGAGAACGCACATGTCACAGGGTCGCAAGGAGCTGCGCAGTGTGCGCCTCCGATTAGAAACCACCCCCGGCTCCGCCGTTGTTCCGCGTTTCATCTGGCGCGGCATGGCAGAGATGTTTGACGACCAACGCGAAGTGACGAATGTTGAGGAGTTGGTCGGTGTCTTTAACGGCACGGATCGATCCTACATTGCCAAGCTCATGGGCGCGATTACGCTAGGCGAAACAGAAGCCACCTTCGAGCAACTGCCGGTCATTTTTGCTGCTGCTGGGTTTGGGAGCGCAGGCGGCAGCACGCACGGCGCATCTGGATCGGCGGTCTCGTTCTATTTCCCCCTTCCCGCCTCTACCGTCTGGCCACAGCAGAGCTTTAGTGTTGAGGCCGGCGAACCCGCCGCAGGACTGGGTGGTGAGGCTGAGCTAGGCACCTACGGCCTGGTGAATGAGATTAAACTGAGCGGCGCGGGCGGCGAGGCGGTCAAGGTTGAAAGTCAGTGGATATTTCGGAGTGTTGATCGCGCCAATGCCGCCGGGTCATTTAACGATCCAGGGACCATCACCACGCCGGTTGAAACGATTGTCGCGGGGCGGGGCAGCGTGTACCTGGATTACGCGGTATCCGGCGCGGCCTACGGTGCTACCCGCGTACCATCGGGGAACATTCTCGGTTTTGAGTTGTCGTTCAAAAATATGTTTGAACCGAAGTTCAGTATTGACAGCGGATCAATCTACTTTCATACCGCCGTCTTCACGGGCTACGAGATCGAAGGGCAGATCACCTTCGAGCACCAGGCCACCGGTACGCAAAGCGCCGCCGGGACTGCCGGACAGAAACAGGCATGGCGCGATCAACAGGCCATGCTGATGCGGATGTCATGGGTCGGTGGTACGATCCCGCTCGGATCGGGGTTCACGCAGAACCTGCTGCGGATCGACCTACCCATTAAGTACACCAAGTTTGACGCGCTGGACGATCAGAACGGTAACTCAATTGTGACCGGCAATTTCTTTAGTAAGTACAATGAGAATGTTCCGGCTGCGGGGCGGGGCACGATCCTTATTGTACGCAGAGCACAACAGGAGATGCTAACCTAAATGGAGACAACCATCGAGATCGTGTTTGACGACGGTCACACGAAGACGGCGCGGTTTCAGCGCAATAAGTTGAAGTTGAAAACATTGGCGCAAATCCAGGCCGCCCAAAAGAGCGGGGAATGGAGCGATCTGATCCCCGCGATCGCCGGTATGGTTGGGTTGACGACGGATGAGGCGGGCGATCTGACGGTGGAGCAGTTTGAAGCTATCGGCAAAGCGTTGGCAGAAACCACCACCGTCCCAAACGATGGCGGGGGCTCGTTCGCGTAGCCATTCGGCACGGTGGAGAGATGCCCCCAGAATTGACCGCGATCCTGCTCGCCGAAGCCTGGCACATGCCTCCATGGGAGATCATGGAGCACGAGGACAGCGCGTACTGGGCCAGTCGCTACTTTGTCTATAAGGACGAATTGCGCAAAGCACAAGAGAAGTAATGGCCGCAACGATCAAGATCGAAATCAATAGCTCCAGCGGCGGCAAGGGCATCGACGACGCTACCAGGGGGATTAAGGAGCTCGACAGCACCGCGCGATCGGCGGGTGGCGGGGTATCCTCGTTTGGGCAAATCGCGATCGGCGCATTGCGCGAGGTGGGGGCGGTCGCAACGCAGGGCATGATGATGGCGGGCCAGGCGATCGCGGGGTTCGTGCAGGATAGCGTCAAGGCTGCGGGCAGTTTTGAGGCTGGCATGAACACCTTCGCGGCAGCCAGCGGTGCGAGCGCCGAAGAACTAGAGGCATTCAAGAATCAGTTTCTAGAGTTGGGCAAAGAATTGCCCGTTAGCACCAAGGAAGTGCAAGACGCAGCCACCGCCATGGTGAAGGGCGGCATTGACCCGGCTGTGGTAGCGGGCGGGGCATTGCGCGATACGCTGCAATTCGCGGCTGCGGCTGCTATGGGGCTTGAGGAAGCCGCCGATCTGACCGCGAAACAATTAGGGACATTCGTCAGCATGACCGCAAGCGCTGCTGAGAAAAGCGCATTCATGGCGGAGTCGCAAGAGCTGCTCGTCAAGGCAGCCAATGCATCGACCCTTAACGTCAAGGAACTCGGCGACGCCATGTTAGCGGCGGGCGGGCAGGTCAAGGCGATCGGCATGGATTATCAGGATTTTGTCACCACGATGGGCCTGATTAGCCCGGCGTTTGGCAGTGCTAGCGAAGCCGGTACGAGTTTCAAGAACTTTCTCTCCCGTCTTGCACCATCAACCAAAGCCGCAAAAGATGCCATGGCTGAGCTTGGGCTGATGGGTACCAGCACTACCAAGATCATGGAGTTCTTGACCGCTAACGGGGTGCAGCCATTAGGGGATGACCTTGATACACTTGGCAACCAGTTTACCGAACTGGCCACAAGCATGGGCATATCCATGAAAGATCAAGATAAACTCTGGAGCGGATTTCAGCAAAGCAAGTTCTTTGATGAACAAACAGGCGAGTTTTTAGGCGCAGCAGCAGCAGCCGACTTACTAAAAAATGCAATGGCTGGTCTATCGGACGCTGACAAAATCCATTATCTTCAAACGATGTTTGGCAATGATGCGATGGGCGCGGCCAATGCCCTTATCAGCGCAGGATCGTCGGGGTATGATGCGTTTGCGGCAGCCATGGCAAACGCGAACGGTATCCAAGGGCAGGCCGCTGCCACCCAACAGGGGTTTGACTTTGCGATGCAGAACCTGAACGGCTCAATTGAGGCATTGCAAATCACCATTGGATCGAAGCTGCTGCCAATCCTGACGCCGTTGATCACGCAATTTACGGCGGGCGTGAATGCGGTGATCGAGTTTGCCAGTGGCGTACTTGGAGCCGCCGATCCAGTAGCGGCACTCTCTGCGCAATTCCCCATTCTTGGGCAAGCGATCACCGTAGCAACCGAAGCGTTCAACGCAATCTATGCGTTTGTGCAATCCGTCATGCCGTCTATGATGGGCATCATTCAGTCGACGCTCACCATTGTTTCAGCGCTGTGGGAGCAGCACGGCGAACAGTGGATGCAGCAGGCGCGATCAGTGTTTACCATCATTCAGGGCGTCATCCAGGTGGTGATGGGCGTGATTCAGGGCATTTTAGCGGTTGCGTTGGGGCTCATCACCGGCGACTGGACGACCGCTATGCAGCAGATTAGTAGCGCCAACGAGACCATTTGGAATGGTATCCGCAACATCTTAATGGGCATTCTTGACAACATTGCATCGTACTTTGGCACCACCGCCGATACGGTATTGACCAACTGGGCAACGGGGCTCGCGCAACTCAGCACAGCCACGACGACCGCCGTCACGAACGCGCTTGAGGCATTGCGGGCCGCGATCGCCCCAGCCACCGAGATTGGCAGCGCCATCATTGCAGGCATCGTGAGCGGCGTTACCAGTGCCGCCGGATCATTGGCCAGTGCCGCAGCAGAAGCCGCCAACGCCGCCCTTGACGCGGCGAAGGCTGCGCTTGGTATTGAATCCCCATCAAAAGTGTTTGCGGCGCAAGTGGGCATACCCATAGCGCAAGGCATGGCAATTGGTATGCAGCAGGGCGCGCCCATGGTTGCGGGTTCCGCGCAATCCCTCGCGGGGAGTGCGATAGCCAGCGCAACCAACACGATTACCAACAACTACAACTACAGCCCAAACTACAGCAGCACGCCGAACAAGCCGTCAGCGGATTTCAGTATGATGCAAGCCTTAGCACGAGCAGGAACCTAAATTATGCCAGGCTTCTATAGCATTATCGTCCCGGTAGGCGATCGTCGCAACCTCATGACCAATCCCTCATGGGAGATTGGCACGGCGGGCCACGCCATCACATCGAGCGGCGTGGTCGGTAGCACCAGCAATACCCAGGCGTTCGGCGCGTGGTGTGGCAGCATTGTCCCGGGCGCTAATGGTACGGCTGGCTGGCAAGGCCCAACTTGGACGGCGGGCAACGGCACCGCATACGGCTGGAGCTTCTACGGGTCATTCCCGGTGGGTAGCAGCTTCATCGTTGGCATCGGCGACAGCAGCGGGAATAACCTCCAAACCGGCACGCTCGTCGGTACCGGCGGCGGCTCGTGGCATCGTTATGTCGGCAGTTACACCGAGAGCGCCGGCGCAACCCGCCGCATCTCACTGCGCAAGAACAACAGCGCTGTCACCACGGCATTCTATATTGACGCGGTGCAGGTTGAGGTGGGCAGCGTTACCACCTACATCGACGGCGATCAAGGCGTGGGCTATACATGGGACGGGCAACCACACGCCAGCACATCACTACGGGCCGCCAGCGTGCGCACGGGCGGCAGCGTGTACAATCTTGGTGACTTGGGCTTTACGGTATTGGACGCCCAAGGCGTAGGCATGCCTGACGTGAACGTGGTGGTGCAGGATTACGGCTATCTGGACGGCGGGTTCTATCAGCGCACGCGCGCCAATAGCCGATCCTTTATCCTGACGGGCCTGATGAGCGGTACAACGTGGCAAGATTTACACGCCATCCGCCAACGGGTGATTGACGTAATCAAGCCTGATCTCACTCCGAACCCGCAGCCGTTTCGTATCCTCTACACCGGCGCGGGCGGGTCGGTGCAGATCGATTGTGTCTATGATAGCGGGTTGACCTACGGCGGGTGGAATGGGTTCGCAGAGCAGGCCGCCATGCGATTGATTGCGCCTGATCCGTACTGGACAACGATCACGGAGCAGGGCACGAGCCTTACTGCGTTTACCAATCTTGGCAGTGCAAATCATGTTGCCTACCGGGACAGTCTGGGGCGATGGGGGACATTAGGGGCAGCAGGGGTAACGATTAGCGGGTTTACGCAAAATGAAGCGGTTCGATCGTTAGCGTTCACCAATGGAACGTTATTCGTCGGTGGCCGATTTATGACTGCCGGGGGAACCCGCGCGCCAGGGGTTGCGTTATATGCCAATAATGCATGGGGCACCCTTACGGGCGGCAGTGTTGACAATGGCGGAACGCCGTCGATTTTATCAATTGCCATTAATGCGGCGGGGACGGTTGTAGTAGGGGGCGAGTTCACGTCAACAGCTGGCACCACCGGCGCGCGCTATGTCGCACAATGGACGGGGGTATGGGGCTCGTTAACTGGTGGCACCGTCGATCAAAACACCACGAAAGTGACTTTTTTGCCAACCGGAACGCTCATGGTTGGTGGGCCTTTCACCTCATCAGGGGGCACCACCGGCGCGCGTTATATCTCACAATGGACGGGGGTATGGGGCTCGTTAACTGGTGGCACTCTGAGCGACTCTGTATCTGATATAACATACGGCCCAGATGGGGCGCTTTATGTTGCGGGCGGCTTTATTACAGCGGGCGGAACAACCGCGAACGGCGCGGCGCGCTGGGGTGGGGCGTGGGGCACGCTCGGATCAGGAATAAACACCGCCGCCGGTGCGCTCTCGGCTTTTGCATTCGATAATCGCGGGATTTTATACGGGGGCGGGCAGTTTGGTACAATTGGCGGCGTGGTGACGCCGAACATCGGCGCATGGAATGGCGCGCAGTGGGCGAGTTTAGCACAAGGCATTGGGTCAGGGACTGCATCGATGTTTGTAGAAGCGATCATCACATCACCTAAAATTATAGTAGGGGGTGCATTCTCGTATGCTGGCAGTGTCATTACTCCTGACGCACTTGCGCAATGGACAGGAGGCGCATGGGTTCCGCTTGATATTACGTTGGGCGCAGTCGGTGCTGGAACATTGAAGATCGCCGCAATAGTGCCAGATGGAACGGGCGGCATCTATATCGGCGGATTCTTTTTTGGGACCGCGCGCGCGGCGGTCGTCACTCCGATTGTGTTATCAAACAATAGCGCACAAACCCCCGTGCGCATTCGTATGCGTGCCCCGTCAAGTGGTACTGCGCGCGTCTTTCAATTCAACAATCAAACAAATAACAACGCGCTGTTTTTTAACACCGTATTGCAATCGGGCGAAACACTGACCATTGACACAGTAGCAGGAAGCGCCGCGGCGGTGTCGTCCTATCGGAGTAACATGATCAGCGCGATTATTCCAGGATCAAACATTGCAAAATGGAATCTTGGTGCTGGCACGAATTATATTTCATTCTTTGCCGATAACAACGCAATGCAAACTGATATTTTTTATCGCCCTCGATTTTGGAGTAATGATGATGCTCCGTAATATGCTTATGCTTGTTGTGTTTGTTGTAATGGCAATCACGCCGAAAACAGGAAACGCATACCCAGCCACATGTGAACCGACTAATCCGGGTGTGTATTTTTTGTGGGCATATTCCGAGAAACCCGATTTTGTTCAGAACATTGATGTACAATTCGGTTGTCTTTCGGGCGTGGCATTAACGCCAGCAAATTACGGCTGGGTATTTGTCACTCCTAGCCTTAACGTCAATTGCTCCATTATCACAATTGTGACCAATCGCAAAGAGACCTTTACCCATCATGATATATCTGGATGCTTTAATATTGCACTTCCAACGGTGATCAATAGTGGCTAGTACTTACAGCGTGTATTATAGTGATCCGTTCGGTACGCGGCTGGCCGTGCTGCCGTTCTTGTCGCTCAACTATACGCTAGCCGTGAACGCCATTGGCACGCTCACGGTAGCGCTCCCAACCTCGTTTAATACCGCATTCCTGCGGCGTGACTGTCGGATCGAAGTGTGGCGTAGTGTTGATGGGGGAGCGGAATATCTCGAAGGAGAAAAGCACTGGCTGCTCAGGCGTTGGACGGTGCAGATCAGAGACAACGGCGCGCGCACGATCGCATTGCGGGCACTCTGCCCGAATGACCTGCTTCGGCGGCGGATTATCGCCTATGATGCAGGATCATCGTTCAGCACCAAGACCGGCACGGCCGATGACTTGATCAAACAATATGCCCGCGATAATCTGATCACGATTGACGCAACGCGCGACGTGAGCGGGCAAGCGGGGATCGGGTCGCTCATGAGCGTGCAGGGCAACATCACGCAGGCCGTGAGCGTCAGCGTGAGCGCAGCCAGGGATAATCTGTATGAAACCATTCGCAAGCTCGCAGAAGCCAGCGCAACCGGCGGCACGTATCTAGCATTTGATGTGATCTGGAATGGCGCAACGTTTGAACTGCGAACGTACACCGGTCAACGTGGCGTTGATCATCGCTTCCCCGGCGGGCTCAATCCCGTGATCCTTGGACCGGACTTTGGCAACATGGTCAATGTTGATGTTGACGAAACCTATGAGGATGAGCATAGCGTGGTGATTGCGGGCGGGCAGGGTACCGGCGACGCCCGCACGATTGCCACCGCAACCGATAGCACGCGCGTCGGCGCATCGCCATTTAATCATATTGAGGAGTTCGCGCAGGCCAATAACAGCACCGACAGCACCCAAGTCGCCGACATTGCCGACGCGCGATTACGGGCCGGTCGTCCGGTGCGAACCGTCAGCGGGACGATCCAGGATACGCCGGGAACGCGCTACGGGGTCCACTGGGCGTGGGGCGATCGGGTGACGGTGCAGGTTGACAACATCAACCAGGACGCGCGGATCGACGCGGTGAGCGTCAGCGTTGAGGGCGGAAAAGAAACGATCGACGCAAGGATACGCACTGATGATTGACATGGTCCGCCGCATTGAGGATTTAGAACGACGGCTCAAGGACGTTGAGCGCGCGGAAGTTGGATTTCGTAGCACCTACACGCCAACCTACGAAGGCAGCACCGTGCCCGGCGCAACCACCTACACAACACAAGCCGGGTGGTACATTCGGATCGGGTCAATTGTCTTTGTCACTGGCACGCTAGTATGGACGGCGGCGACTGGTACCGGCAACGTGCGGATATCATTACCGTTTACGTCGTCCAATACCAGCGGGCAGCGCCACGCGGCGTATGTGTATACCGAGAGTGTCACGTTTGCCAATGGCAGCATTCAGGGCGTCAACTTCGCCAATAACAACACGCTGCGCTTGTTCAGCCCGGCGACGAATGCGGGCAGCACGGAATTGAGCATGGAAGCCGCCGGAACGATCGTTTTTAGCATCTGGTACGCCGTTGATTAGACTACTCCTCATCCTATTCCTGGCACTCCAGGCCACCCCGAATATGACCGTGGTGTGGCAGCGCGATACCCTGCATATCACATGGCAGGCCCCCGGCTATCACTGCGTGTGGATTGACCAATACCCGCTGACATGCGGCGTGGGAAGCGGAAGCGTTGACCTGCCAAGCGGCGGCATTGACGCCGCGTATCAGCCGCGTGAAGGGCGGGTGTTACGGCTGGTGGATAGCCAGGCAAACGAAACCGCGCGGGCGGTGGTGCCTGCGCGGGTGTTTCGGTTACGGCTGCCGTGGGTGCGGGGTTAATGACTAGGTGCCGCTTTCGTGCGGCTGGCTGTGAGTGTTGGATACTGCTGTTTCTGCATCGCCGCTTCTAGCCGCTCCTTGGCCGCTTGGTAGGCGCGTCCGGTTGGCGCACGCAATCCGACCTTGATCGCGATGCTCTTATCGAGCTTTTCAGCGAGCACCAGTTCAGCCAGTCGATCGATCAATAGCGTTTCCGCGTAGGCGTTAGCGGCTTCGAGCGACTGGAAACGGAAATCACTATTTCCTGGGGTTTCCAGCGCATTGGAAACACTTGGAAACGCTTTTGTTTCCGTTTCCACCGGCGCGGAAATCGACGCATCGGCGGGGGATTCGGCTGGTGCATCAGACCACCGCACGACATAACGGCGCACATCGGTATAGATCTCTATAGCGCGTTGGGCAAACATCGCGAGCACCAGCAGCGCAACCAACACGACCATCCAATATGCGCCTAGCTCCATGTTAACCTCCTAGAGTACCAATGCCTTTTCCGCCAGTATATCACTCAGCACAATGATAATCAGTGCGAGCAACCACGGCATACGCATCACGTCAATCATTGCGGTGTGGTAGGCTTGCCAGTTCCAGTAGGCGCTGAACGACAGCCCGATCAGGTACATCCCCCACCAGCGTACATCCGCCTTCGCGAGGCCCATCGATCCCCATTGTACCACGCTAAAAAACACCTGCACAATGATAGCCAGGATGAACCCTTCCTTCGCAAGGCCGATGTCAATCCACACCTGGCCGGGCTTGTTCAGCGGCATTGATGCGCCGCTCATGCCGTAGAATGTGCCGAATAGTGAGAGCAGCAGCAGCGCCACGGCTAGCACGCGGATGAGCCAGACTAGCGCAACGCTTGCATGGGCCGCCTTAATCACGCCCGTATGCACCCGGCGCGCGGGGATAGATGGCCCTGGCTTGGCTATCGCAGGGCCATTGTATGGCATGTCCTCGGTGGTGATTTTGTAACTCATCCTCATTCCCCCTCATTCATATATTTACTCGCCGTCTGTCGAGTGACGCCGATCTGTTTGGCTGCTGCCGTGATGGTCGCGCCACTGTCAACCAGTTGACGGACCAGTTGTTTCTTGTCAGGTTCGCTTACCATCGCTGTCTGAATGGTGTTAACGATCGTCACATGCGCTTGGTGCAGCTTTGTTAACTCTGTCAACCGCTCACTTACATCCGCTTCGCGCCGCGTCAACTCCTGCTCACGCAGTGCCAACGCAATGCCAACATCCGCGCGTGGCTGCTCAAGGTGCATAGCGTAGGTGACAATCGTCGCCGCGAATAGCGCGTGCAACGCCGGGCCGATGTACGGCAGCACACTATGCGCTGACAACGCCGCAAGCGCGGTAAACAGCGCCGTAACAAAGATGTTCGCTTGGCTCCAACGGTTGCGCCGGCCCTGTCGCATCCCTGCAATGGTTGCGATCAAACTACCGTCAATTGCGAGGATGGCCACCACACCAACGATGGTGACGAGCCACGGCAGCGCGTCATGAACGGCGTCAGGCATCAGCGGCCCGACATACCACAGGCCGGTATTGAGACCCGCCGCCACGAAGAGCGCGGCGGCTGGCACATATTCCCAACGCTCTAGGGTGTCTGTGGTGGTCATAACTTCCTCCATCGAATAATGGCGGACTTCAGTTTATCTTGCGCATTCTCAATCAGCCAAACCGAAACGGCTAAGACCATTATCGGCCAGATCGGGATAATCAATGCGTTTGAAGATTCAAACGCATCATCTAGCTGTGCTCGGCTGGCGGCTGTGAGTGCGAGGTATCCGATTGTCACAATCCACAAAACAAGCCCGACTGCAAAATAACCAACGACCCATAGGAGTATGTTCACTAGTACAGGGGTGTCAGATGTGGTCATGCTGTCACCTTCTCACGCCGGGGGATTGCCATAATCCCGCCGGTGATCTTGGGGTGTTCGATAAATGTTTCAATGTGCCCGCCGCAGTGCGCACAATGATCCGAACCTATCGCTACAATCCAATGGGTTGTACCATCCTCAAACAGTTCTGGCGAATGCACCGGTAGTGTTACCGGCATGTTGCAGTGCGGGCATTGCCCGTTGCCCATCATGGTATTCATTCTGATCTCCTCGTTCGTTCAGCAGCCGCAACAAACTGATCAGCGTCGATATGCAGTACATGCATGGCCTTCATCAGTGCGAGCGCGTCTTGCACTTCGTTCCATGTCGTGATGGCATTGTCTTGATGTGGCGATGATGAGCCAGCGGTGCAACACTCAAACCGCACCCACTCAGCAGTAAATAGCATGCGCTTCGTGCGTTGTGGTTGGCTGCCACAGACCCAGCAATTTTTTATATTCATTCGTTCACCTCGAATCCATAGTCCTCAAGGTTTGCCCCATCCTCTACCATCAGTTCTAGCATCACGCGCAGTGCGACGCTGTCAATGAGGTAATCGGGGATCGTAATATCTGTTGGTACCGTCAGCGTGATAATGTTGGGATCGATATAGATCATTGCATCACCTCAATATTGATAGCGTTAGCAAAGCGGGGCAGCACAACCAAATTACCATCTTTCGCAATCACACTCAGCGTACCATCTGGCAACTCAGTGATTTTGATTACTTGCCCCTGCCATGTAATCTCTAGCGCTATGTCGTAATCGGTGTCAATGATCTCACCTTGCGGCTTGCCTCTGGCGATTCGCTTAATTATCATTGCGTGTTACACCTTCCGCGTGCTATCATGAGCACGCTCTGAACTGACCAATCGGAGCCGTCGCCGGGGCAGCCTAGACCGCTGCGCCCGGTGTGCTATTCGTCGTCCTCAGTGACTAATCGCGTCAATTCCTCAAGCTCTCTGAGCAGCGCGGCGATCACCAGCGGCTTGATGCTCATCTCAGCACATCCAGCTTCTGCAATGGCCTGCCAGAGCTGCGCGGTGGTGAGGCCGCCGTAGGTTGGTTCTTTCATGGTCGCTCCTCCAGTTTTGAAGCCAGGTCAATCAGCAGTTCAGCCAGCGTTGGCTGCCAAACGTGCATGTCATTGGCAGATGCGTACCACTGATCCAGGATATACGTGATTGTCAGATTGGCTTGCCACTTCGCAATGACTTCAACAGCTTCTTGGAGTGTCATCGTCGCACCTTTCGCACTGACGTCACTGACGGGCGCGTGCAGAGCTTGCCGTTTGCCTGTCGCGCCACGTCAACCCCTGGATTGATTACGCGTACGACCACCCCAACGCAGGCGCGCGGCCTACCAGCGCCATGCGCGGGTGTGGCGACGAGTGCGAGTGATCCGATAATGAGTAGGACGATTAATGCGAAAGCCACTACCAACAGTACGATTTGGTTCATGTTAGATCCTCATTTCTTGTCCTAATCCAGCCAGCCCTTTTCAGCCAACGCAACCAACCCGTTGTACTCCTCTTCTGCCCGATTCGGCCAATACCATGTCCCATCCCACTCCCCGTTGTGCAAGAGATAGCAATGCACATCGTTGTACCGATCCGTCCGCAGTTCGATTGAATGATTGCCCACTACTGCACTTTTAACCGTGGTTGTTGTGGCGATCATAATCTGTTCAAGTGTCATGGCGGTCATGGTGCTCCTCTCGTTTGACTCGTTCCCACTCCGCCACACAGATTCGATGCAACGCTTGCATCATCTGCTCATCCGCGTGTGCCGCAATGAGCCGCAGCAAATGGCGGGTTTCCAACAATACTTTGATCGTGATGTACTTCATAGTGTTATGTTACTACCATTCCTACTGATTGTCAAGTCCGCAGAGCATTGAGGGTGATTGCCACACAGATACGTTTCATCTCGTTACCTCCACATACCAGCGCCCACCGGGCCGCCGTTGCCAGCCCTTGATGCCCCCATGCCGCCGCCACTTCGATATAATCTCATAGCTCACCCCGATCAGTTTGGCAGCCTTACCAATATCGATATACCCCGGCGGCGGGTCAATCACCGCGCCGTACTGTCGTCGCATATTGTAGCGACCGGTGCGCTCACAGTGATGCTTGAGGCAGAGATTGCGCCGACCACCCGCGTAGTTATCGAGCTGGCACGGCCCACACACCGTACACCAGCGCCACCCAGCGGCGCGGCAATCCACACAGAGCTTGCTGCAGCCGCGCGTGTTCTGGATAATGCAGCGCTGACAAAAGCGCTGGGGCTTGTAGGATATGCGTCGGGTCATTGCAACTGCCTCCACTCATCAGCACTGATCGGCATATCGAAATACCACACGATCAGCCGGGCCGCTGCCAGCCAGCCAACGCATACTTGTGCGTACCAGTTTTCACTACGCAAGTGCAGCAGCCACGCCGCTTGATCGTCGCTTGCGGTGTTATTGCCAACCTTGAGTTCGATCGCGAGGCCGGCGTAGCCGCGATAATGCACTGGCAGCAGTAGATCAGGGACACCAGGATTGACGCCCATTTTCTTGAGCTTGACCGCCGTGCGGATGTCGCGCAATTCACCATTCGCCGGGTGAAATCGCCAGCGGAGTTGTGGGTATTGGCCGCTCATCGCGTCAATCCACTCAATGAGCGCCATGTGCTCATCCGCCTCACTGCTGCGGTAGCTGGCTTTGCGCGGCTTGTAGCGGGCGTTGTATTCTTCGAGGGTCATCTCGTCTTTCACTTCTGCTCCTCCCTGATCATCTTGGCAGCCGGGGCGCTTGGCAGCGGGTAGGCTGCTGGCAACCGCGTAGTTGTAGCCGCCGTTGCGGTTCTTGACCTTGATCGTCCAGTCGATGCTGTTCTTGCTAATCGTTGCGCCGCCGTCAACGAGCGTGTGGGTGTCGGTTTGGGTGGAGTAGTGCCACTTCATAGCGGACTCATAAAAATGCGGTTCGGAGTAATCTCAAAGATCAGTAACTTGTTTACTTTTGTGCGCCCACAGTATCGCCACCCTGCTTTTTCAAAACAATACCCAGGCCGCCCGCTCTGCACTTTCGTGCTAATGTACGTGTACAATCGTTCTCCAGGCCAACGCCGCCACGCAATCTCGACTGCTTCACGAACCAGATCGCTGCTGCGGTGTGGTGATTCGTTCCGAAAGATGGCGTTATTGATTCCCACTTGGCCGCTGTCGTCCTTGAACTTACGCCACGCAAAGATCGCTCGCTCGTCGTTACCAATCAGCAGTATCTTTTGCCCAGGGCCGCATATCAAATGTTGATTGGCGTAGCCATACCGCCGCCGTTGATCGGCATATTGGCGGGCGCTGTAATGCTTTGCGTACAGCGCAGACGCACGCGGATCGCCATCTTTGGTTGACAGCCAATAGCCGAGTTCGGGAAACATTGCGCTCATCCCTTCCCCCATCGTTCATACTCCCCTGATACATCGTGTTTCTTCTGCCAAATCACGCCGGCCTCATCCTGATAATAGAGCGGAAACGATTTGCCGCCAGCCCATACCGGATCATCGCGCCAATCGTGCGGATAGATGCGGGCGGTCAAGTACGAGCCATCGGCGCGCTGTGGGCGCAATCTGAAGCACGTAGCGCACAAGCCATTGAGCGGCATCTCAGTACCGCGATAGGTGTTCAGCGGCTCGCCACAATCCCTACAGCGCGGCGTAGGCTGGGCCGTGTCAAAGATCGATAGCTGGATCATACTAGCTCCATCACTTCCTGCTGGAGGCGATTGGCGGCAATCTCACAGTAGCGCTCATCTAGCTCAATGCCGATTGCCTTACGTCCGAGTTGCTTGGCGGCTACTAATGTTGTACCGCTGCCCATAAATGGGTCTAGGATAATCCTGTCGGGGCATTTCTGAATAAGCATTTTCATCAGTGCAATCGGCTTTTGGTTGGCGTGTAATCTCCCAAACGAGATACGAGCGGGGACATAGGCACGCAACACACCTGTTGTGCGCTTGCCAGCGAAGCCAGTACCAAGAACATAGATTTCTTCGTGTGAGGGCTTCCAAGGGATTGATAGATCGCCCATTCCACTTGCCTCGCCTTTGTCCCAAATCAATAACGTTTTAACATTTGCAGGGCGTTGCATCTTCCAAGAACCAAACACCAATGCAGGGCCATCGCCATACCACGCCAATACCGCATCGCGAAAAGAGGTATCAGAATCATTGAGGATTGACGCGTTGCCGTACTGTGCTGCAGTGACACCGTATAGCGCACTCGTCCGGTTGGACGAGTGCG